CGGATGTGTGTCGGCTTTCGGTGTTTTTGGTATGTCGCCTTTCGGTGTTTTCGGTATGTCGGATTCTATGTCGGGATAACCCCTTAAACCCTCGCTGCCACTGGGCTGCGAGATGTCGGCTTGTGTGTCGGCTTGGTGTGTCGTTTCTGTGTCGGCCAGGTATGTCGTTTCACTGTCGGCTTTTATTTGGACGGACTTATCCGTATCAGCCAAAACACACTCAAAAATTAACCGTTTCCCACGACTTCGATTAACTAACAACCCCTCTCTCTCAAGCGTCACCGACATACGCCGAACAGCCTCACGGCTGGGAGTACAAGTTGAAACCCCGCGCATTGGCTCTACATATAAATCCTCTCTTAATCCCTGCCAAGAGATGCCACACCCAAATCTTTGACCCACAAAACCAGAAGCATAATCCATCCGTTCGCGTAAGCGCACATACAACACAAACAACTCATACCGCAAGCCACGCAATGTATCAAGCTCATCATTATTCAGTTTAATCGCCATTACGAAATCAACCGAAATCCGTTTTTACGATCACTTTTACAAAAGGGAAACTTCTTACCCTTAGTGCAAACAGACTTACCAGTTGAAAGCCACTGCGCACGATCGCAAATGGCACAACCTTTCTCATTAATCTCCATCCGTTGCGCACCTTCAAGCGTAGGATCGTTATGATAAAAAAGTGTTTGACTCATACCTCACCCAAGGCCACCGCATGCTCATCAACACCATCATTCAGCGAATCATCTCGCTCACCGCCAAGCACCTCCAAAACAATCGTGTCGATCTTTCTCAACAAATCATCGATCGACCCATTATTAACAATCTGCAAATCATCACGATGCAACGCCACACCCGCCTCAGTCACATGCTCACGCACCGCTCTGACATCATCACGTACAACATGCAAAACAGTACCGCCACGGACACGAATCCAATCCGCCTCATTATTCAAGCGCACATCAGACACCACCACATTGAATTGAGGACCACCAAGATTACCAAAACGTAAACAACTCGACGCAAAACAACTCTGCGCATGCTCCAACTGGCGAGACAACAGCGACAACAAAACATCCTCACCAAAATAACGCCGAAAATAGTCGCCACAATCTTGCATCATCGCCCGGGGCGACTTGCCCAACTCAGGCAAAACAACCTCTTTCAAATCGCCATCCAACTGCGCATCAGAAAGCCCGACAACAGCGTGCAAATGCGACTTAATCGGAGTTGCCAATTGAAATCGAGAAAACCCATAATCAGATGCCAAATAATCCGCAACAGTATCCTTACCGCTGCCAGCCCTACCAGAAAGACCAATCAAAATATCACTCACGTTCAACCTCCTTGTCCAAACCATAACGTGTACGACAACAACCGCACGCAAGCAAAATCAAATCAGAACTCCACCAACCGCAAAGCTCACACTCACCGCGTGACAAATTACCAACCCGACCACCATCACCCAATACGGGTGACGTTACCACTACCCCCTGCATCATGACTCACCTCCTGGTTATCCGGCAGAATAGCCGTAATACGAACACTCATTTCAAGTAACGCAGCTTGCGCCTCATTCACTTGCTGCAACGCATGCTTAGCATGTGGACGGTCATCCAAATCAATCTTGCCATCAGCCAAAATCGGACCCAACGCAGTAATCGCCTCACCCGTTTCCTTCAAAATTCGTTGTAGATTTGCTAAATCCTCACACGGCTCAGCAATAGGAATACGTACAGCCAACAAACCATAACGCTCAGCCAAATCACGTTTGCAAGCTTCTCGAAACTCCTCCGACATAGACAAAACAAACGCTTCCTCCAAATCAGCAGGCATACGAGTGACGCGATTCAAAATACGGCTAACCAACTGAGTATTAGCTTTCATATCCTTCACAGTGTTACTGGTTTCATGAAAATCAAAAATACGCGCCGCCCGAACAGGCACCCGCTGGTGATAAACCTCCACCACACTCATCGCAAAAGCAGCATCTGTAGTAGATGTAGAAAAAAGATAGTTTGTAACGTGACGCAGAACAGTAATCGTACGAGTTTCACTGGGTACAAATTGCTGAGTAACAGGCTTCATAGCTCAAACCCCTCCAATGGGTTAATTTGTAAAGGAGAGCGCCTACGCGCTACAATCGAAACTCGCCAAAGTTAAAGATCGTAGCAACGAAGGAGCACCCCATGACCGATCAAATTTACAACAAAACCCCCACCGAGCGGATAGCTGAACTAGAACACGACAGCCGCCACCTATACTTTCTTATTGGTGCAATCACAGACGTAGCATCCGAACTACCACCACTGTGCAAAAAAAACTTCATTAACAAACTCAAGGACAAAGCCGAGCGTGCAGATCAAGAACACGCGGCATTACTCTCTCGAGTGATAGAGACGTTTGAAACGCTTTCAACATCGACCGGCTCATAACCCATGAGCGCTAAAACTGAAACTTGCCCTTCAACCGCAATGGAAACAGCCACGCATTCATGCGGTGGAACTCGACCTCGTAAAGGCCAATTTCTTACCGTGCTTCCTGGCAGGCCTAAACGATTTGCCAAATCAGCTTGGCTATCAACCAGGTTAAGCACTTTTTCAAGCGCTGCTTTTGCGTAATTGGGATTTGAAATATTCATTATGAATAAAATAGTCCTATCAAGGGACATTGTCAACTCTGGAAAGTAGAATAATGGAAACAAACTGGGAAAAAATTATTTTTGTAACTAAAAAATTAGGCGGGATTGAAGCGCTTGCAGAAAAAATAAACACTCCATCAAGCACTGTAAGGAACTGGTACAATCGAAAGAATATACCGATTGAAGCTATCCCTGATGTAATTATTGGCCTCGACTATCAAATAACTGTAGATGACATAAGGCCAGATTATTTTAATAAAATAAGAGAAGCGACGAGCGGCTATGACGTCATAAAGCCCCAAAAATCCATACCATTAATAAAAATTGAAGACTTTAACTACAAAGACAGAACATTAAACATTGACTCAGACGACATCAAAAACATTCCCATAGATGAATATCTAGCACCGCATTTATCTAAAAACGCTTTCGCGATCTATATGTCAAACGGCGTCATGGAGCCGAACATATATCAAGACGATATTATCATCATCGATCCCGATTGCAATGCACAACCAGGCGATATTATCGTTGTAAGAATGGAAAAATCCGAAATTTACCTCGTTGGCAAATATAAGTTAGACGGCTTTGATGAGAAAGGAGGGGCAGAATACACACTAATACCCAGCAATAACTTTTTCCCTTCAGTCACAATAAATAGCGACAATAGAGCTACAATTATAGGGCCAATCATTGAGCACAGACGAATACTACATAAATATAAAAACTAATGGTCTCCAGAAACCCTAACAAAAATTATTACATCCCCCACTGCGGAAACAGGGAGCGATCCCTGGATAGCATAGAAGCCTTCATCTAAATAAGAATCTGGCGCGTATACCTTGTTTTTTTCCCGAATAACACCAATAGTGAAAGCTTCTTCTGCATCATCTAGCCTATACAAAACCACATCAGAAAATACATCCCACAATTTCCAATCAAATTGCGGATTATATAAGCTATCTTTTAGTGAGCCTAAAGTGCGCCCGTCTTCAATATGGTATTTGATACCTAAGATGCCACCACCATAATCGCTATAACCTAATAAATTTATTTTTTCTCGCATTTTCTGGTATGAGGCATTTAAACGCACCTGTTCTGCATCATCATTTTCAACTACCTTTTCTATTACAAACGCCTTGCTCTCTTCTTGCTTACTAGAATTAAAACTTGAAATGATCGCATCACCAAATGTCCCTACCAGCCACAATACTGCAATTAAACTAACGATTGACATTAGCTCACCCCTTTAATTTCCCTAACATTTCAATATAAGCATATAAATATTTCACTCACAACACTTGACCGCGTCCCACTGTAGGACTATTATAATTCTTATTGGGACTTTTAAGTGCAAATCACAAAGGGAGACAAACCATGCCAGAAACACCCACAGAAACGGACTGCAGACCAGACCTGTACCTACACACCCTAAAACAACTACGTGAAGGCCGCACACAAAAGGAACTATCCGATCTACTCAGTCAAGTAGTTCAGGCCGTTCGAGAAGTCGGCAAACAAGGATCAGTAACCCTAAAAATCAACATCGCCCCAATTGGCAAAAATTGCAGCGGTCAATATGAGCTACGTGGCGACGTAAAAGCCGACATACCGCAATTCCCAGCAGCATCAACCATCTTTTTTGGTACACCACAGGGCAACTTGCAACGCAACGACCCCAACCAACAAACCCTAGAATTTACAACCGTCACAAAAGAAAAACCCACAGAATACAAAACCGCCCAGGAGGCAAACTAAATGGAACAGGAAAAAAACATCGCAGAAACTTGCATCAAAGCGGGACAGGCAAGCAAATTCGAACAAATCGACGTAAAAGGCATTCCCGCATTTGTTCATCACAAAGACCTAGAAATTGACCTACATAAAGAATTACTCGAACGTCCATTGCGCATCAAAGCAGATCGCAAACTTGGCGACGTAGAAAGCTTCATCGCCTATTACAACCGCTTCGCCACCGAAGATTCCATCATCGAATGCGACATCGAAAAAGCGAAATTCCTAGCGACCATCGACTACCACAAAGCCGATGGTCAGGCAGAAAACCGCGACCATGAAGCCACCTACAACTGCCCTATCACAGAAGAATGGCGCAACTGGAAAAAAAATGACTGCACGACAATGGATCAGGTCGATTTTGCCAGATTTATTGAACAAAACCAAAAAACCATCATCGAGCCCGAAGGCGCAAAAATGCTGGAAATTGCAAAAACACTCGAAAGCAAAAAAAACGTCGACTTCAAATCAGGCACACGGCTCGATAATGGCGAAACCCAATTTCACTTTGAAGAAACCGTCCAAAGTAAAGCAGGACAAAGTGGAAAATTGGAAATTCCGCAGCAAATCACAATCGGTGTTCGATTATTTCAAAACGGCGATGCTTACAAACTTGATGCTTTATTTCGCTACCGTATCAGCGGCGAAGGCCAACTTACCATGTGGTATGAACTCATCGAACCACACGTTACACACGAAGCCGCCGTTAACGACATCATAGAAAAAGTCAAATCAGGCATGAACGAAACCGGCCTATTCTTGGTGGCAGTACTCTAAACATGAACAACCTAACAATAATAACAGGCAAAAAGCCACCGCAACGGAATGTGGGGACATTAAAATGCAAAACATTAAAAACCTATGGACAACTGTGCAACTCTGCGCACAGTTGCTCATACCAAACGAAATCAACATCATAAATATCCAACTAACACACAAAAAATCAATCCAGTTAAAACTCTGCATAGAACTGGAAAACACAGACCACATCGAGGCATAACATGACAATCGAAATCAATCCAAAAACAAAACTCAGCGACCTATTCATGTTAAGCGACGCCGGATACCGATTAAGATACAAAAATTACCAGCTGACACTAATAAGGACAAAAAAATGAACTTAAAAAAATCATACTGGCGACTTAAATACCGAATGAACCCAGTAAAAGAATTAAAAAAACTTGGCCTGACAGTCGGTAAAAACTTTGACATGCTACAAGGCGTATTTATCGACCTTGGTCACACAAAATATATCACCATCGGCGATGATGTTACCCTCGCCCCTAGAGTAATGATTATTACACACGATGCCAGCACAGCAAAATTTATGAATGTAACAAAATTCGCAAAAACAACAATCGGAAATAAAGTGTTTATTGGTGCGGGATCAAAAATATTACCAGACGTACAAATTGGCAATAACGTCATAATCGGTGCAGGATCAGTTGTCACAAAAGACATCCCATCAAACGTAGTTTGCTGTGGCAATCCAGCAAAAATAATCACAACACTTGATAATTTTTTACGTAAGCGAAAAAAAGAAATAGAAAACAGCCCGCAGTTTCCGCGAAAAGAAATATCCAACAAACCAAGGGAAATTGATCGTATTGGATATGTTGTTGGTTAACTACAGAATACATATTGTTAGGTGAAATTATGAAAGAAAACATCAATTACATTGGCGGAAACTCCAATGCAAAAAACAACAATCAGACCATCAACCCTGCCAAATTGCCATGCGATATAGCCTGCTCAAAATGTGGCAGCCAAAATGTTAACAAAACATTCAGAAATAAAGGAAGCCAAGTTGACAGCATTGGTTACGATAAAAAACCCAACAAATACACCACAGGTCAGTGTCATTACTGGGAAACCATAAAAGACCATATCGACTACACATTCCGGTGCTGCCATTACCGCTGGCAAAGTTTACCACTTCCGAAAAATACAATTAAAAAAACTAAAACACCCAATGAACTTGAAGGCTGGATACCACTAACCGATCGATACCCCACACCAAGCTGCGACATAAACGACCTACTGCTTTGGTGTCCAGACCACGGAATGGGATTAACCCTCGTTCTCGGACAATATGACGGTAAAAGTTTTACAGCTTACTTTGAGATTGATGACAAATTCAATGAAGTATCCAGAAAAAAATTATACGTAACACACTGGAAACCAGCACCCCATTTAGGGCCAAATTTAGAACAGAAAATCATGATAAGAAAAGATGCAATATAACTTTTAACATAAGCGACGCGATTTCCGCGTCCGTTTTATGTGAGTGTTAGATGCTCACTTTTCGGACTTGAATTTAGTTTAAAATAAATGAAAATAATCCTTTCAATATATGACTTGAAGGCATATACTCTTTATATGGATTGGCAATAAGGCCGAAACAAAAAAGGAGAGATAAATATGGAAAACTGTAAATTTGAAATAATAAATGAAGAAGAATTTAACGCAGATCACTACGGTGCAGGTCGCTACTTAACAAGGCTAGGTGGGTGCGGGGATTATGGGAATGATACTAGCTTGGGGCTAGGCGATTGGACCTATCAATTTGCAGTGGAAGTGACAAATCAAAAAGAAGAAAAAAAATCATTTACAGTCGCTTTTCAGCCGGAAGAGCGAAACAACGGAATGAAAAATTATTCTGGATATGATGTAACAACGGCAAGCTCATACGGTTACGATGCAGACGAGTCAAGCGAACTAGAAGAATTTTGCAATTACGATAGCTCGGTGATCGACAAACTACACGATGAAGCGTGGTCATCTGCAAAAATTGAATTTAAAAGACTTATGCAGTTGCTTAAAAATGGAGAAATAGAGCCAAATAATGACTAACAAAGCAAAAGACGTGCGGGAGGCATTGGGCCTCTCGCCCACAGAGTGCGGAAAAATTCTAATCGGCGGGAAAGAGCCGTATCGAGCATGGAAAAAACTTGAAGACAGTGGAAAATGGAATGCTAGCACTGAGAAAATGCTGAATATCATCTTAGCTTTAGAAATGGCACAGAGATTTAAAACTAAAAATTGCCACGGCGCATTGAAATTGGTTTTAGAGATGTTGAAGCCTGAGTGACATCTAACGTTCGCGCATGAGGCGCAACGCTTTATCTTGTCGCTCTCTATGCCGTTGTTATGCGTCGTGAACTAACAGGAAACAGGATATGAATAGACTAGAGCACTTATTAACGATTCTTGGTGAGGAATGTTCTGAGCTGCATCAAGACACTTGCAAAGCATTACGGTTTGGCATCAATGAGCAGCGTGATTTAGAAACAAGCAATCTTGAAAGAATGCAAAAAGAATATAATGATTTGCTAGCTATGGTTGAAATGATTAATGAAGAATTGTTTGATGCAGGTGGAAATTATTTATTATTTAAAGAAAATAATCTAATAAAAAAGAAACGAGATAAAGTGGAAAGGTATCTGCTTTATTCCAAAAAGTGCGGCACTTTAGACGTATAACTATATGAATCAGCTACTTACAAACGTTAATTGTACACAAAACACCGGACTGAGCAGGACTATTCATAGCTCGTTCCGGCAAATATCCGGCAAGGGGTAAATATGAAAGAAGAAGCAGGCGCACATATTTTCACAGCCCAAGAATTTGAGATAAAAGCCGATATGTGCCGCCAAGCATCGAGAAAAATTCGGCGCAAAATAAATGAATTAAGGAATAACAATGCCTAGAAATATGAGTTTTGCAATGACAACCGAACAGTTTAGAAACAAAACTAAAACTGTTACTCGTCGTTTTGGCTGGAGATTTTTAAAAGCTGGCGATGTTGTTTGTGGTGTAGAAAAAGCAATGGGGTTAAAGCGAGGTGAAAAAATAAAACGCCTCGGAATGATTAAAATTATATCAATTAGAGATGAGCCATTAAATGCAATAACAAAATCTGATTGTGTTGCTGAAGGTTTTCCCGACTACGATCCTGAAAACTTCATTGATATGCTGCAAGATCATTACGGCGGAGATATTAAGCCCGATACGATAGTAAACAGAATTGAATTTGAGTACGTATAACGACAAGCATCACTTGCCTGCGATTGAAACCAAAGTAATATAAGGAAATTTATATGATAGATAAAACCACCGAAAGTAACACAACCAAAGCTGTAGCAGGTCGAGTGAATGCGCTTGTTAGATTGCCGGATGAGCTGACTGCTGAAAACGGTGCGAAGTATTTATTACTTGGTGAATTTAAAGTGCAAGTTGAAAATGATTGCTGGGATTGTCATGGTATCGATGAAGGTGAACCAGAAACTTGCCATACCTGCGGTGGAAGTGGCGTTGTATTGGATAACTACGATATTGAATGGACAACCATCAAAGAGATTTACGCCAAGATTGTAAAAAATATGGCTGTAAAATTTGACCCTCTTAATGATGTGAATAGTGTTATCGAAGAGTTCACAGGGAATATTCCTAAACACATTAATGATATGCCCTCTATATCTAGTAATGGCGTAACTCGCAATGAAATGGAATGGAAACATATAGCAAAAAGTATGGCGAAAGAAATTAATTTACTAAGGCACAAGGCAATCTAACGACAAACATGTGTTGCCTGCGATAAATTTTGAGGACAAATGAAATGACTGAAAACAACGAAGCCACTGAAACAAATACAGCAGACGCTGTAGCAGGTCAAAACAATGTGCCTGTTATGCGTCAGTTTACCCGTGACGATGCTAGAGAGTTATTTTCCAATTCAGGACTTAAATATGCAGATTTAACTAAATCAAATATTCAGAAGTTGAGAAATCTGATCAATCTTCGCATGAAAGAAAGTGGTGTGATGGATGGGACGTTTCGATGTAAACAAAGAGCTAAGTTTTGCTTGCTTGAAGATGGTTCAATTAGACACGCGGGATTACGTTGTAAATCGCATTATTTTGATGATCGAGAGGCTGTAAGCTTTAATCCAGATGGGTTTGTGGGATTTGCTGGTTGGTCAGATGATACCAATATCAAGCCTATACTTAATGGATTTAAAGATTGGATTGAGAACATTAAACCCTGACGTATAACTTTAAGGGTAACTTGCCACCGGAGGAAATATGACAGAAGGAATGATTTGCACAGAATGTGGAAGCACGCCATGCCATCCAGATTGCCCAAGCTTAGGTGGTCAGGTTGACCCGCCTGTTATGCGTCTGGATGCCCCCGAAGATTGGGACGATGATTGCAAAAATTTGTGGGTAAAGTTACAAAAAACTCAAGAAAGAATGAGAGAAGCACGCTTAGAAAAAAATGAAATGATCAGCAAATATAAAGAAGCATTGGAAAATATTAGGGAATATAATTTGATGCTACCTTTGCACACAAATGACCCGCACGCTCTACATTTTAATGAGCAGATAGAATTTTGGTGTCAGAAGATATTAGACGCATAACATTAGAATATACGGAGCGTGCAAGGTATGGCTTATAAAAAGCGCAACAAAATGTCAGAAAAATACGCCAATATGCGTAAAGCCAAAGAGCAAAAACGGCTAGAAGGGCCGGCACCAGACTACCCTCCTATTCTACCTAATTTACGTCGAAAAATAATCATCATTGATTACGATTTCGGCGAAGTCACACACGAAATAAATCTATATCGCACAGGCAGAATTGATCAATACAAAGCAGTTGCCGACGGCAAGCCCTGGAAAGCGCGAATAGGCTGGAGCAAAATACTAGAGGGTTTACGCAAAAGTTTCATCCGAGTTCACGCAACCACAGAGTGATATAATATGCTAATAACATTACAGGAATGGGATAAAAAAATATTTAGCCAAACGCACAGCCTTCGTACGCTGAGAAGCTGGGCGCGAACCGGACAAATATACCCACCACCAAAAAAAGTTGGCAGAAAATATCAAGTGGAAGAAACTGCTAGATATATCGGATTACAAAAACCCCACGAAACCATTGAAGACCCAATCGTCAACAAAATACTACAAAGTGTAAAAGCAGCCTAAAAAAAGAGAATATCATGTCACCACGCCCACGAAACAACAAAAATGACACAGTAGACAATTTGTATAGCAGCCTCGACAAACGCACTGGAAAAATATACTGGCAATACAAAGATATTCGCAACGGAAATTTTCACGGACTCGGCGATAACGCCGCACTAGCAAAATCACGAGCACGACAACTCAATGCAATCATCTACGCGCAAATCGCCGAATTACGAATCCAAGCAATTGCAGACGAAACTACACCAAAATCAAAAACCATACGGCTAGAAAAATTTGAAGAAAGCTACAAGGAAATATGCATAAAACGAGGATTAAAACCCAACACTCTTAGATCACGATTCAGCATACTTAAAAATGTCGTATCAAATCTAGGAAAACTTCCCATGGACACAATTACAGTCAAACATGCAAACGCTTGCTTAAAAACCTACACTGATCAAGACAAACAACGCATGGCGCAATCTGTCCGATCCACGATGATCGACGTATGGAAAGATGCAAAGTCAGAGGGAGTACTATCACCCAATCATCCAAATGTATGGGAAACCACCCGAAACCCAACCGCAAAAGTTAAACGTGCCCGTCTAAACAACATCGACGAATTCAACGCAATACTCACTCAGGCGTCACACAAAGACCTCTGGGAAGCCAACGCCATGCTACTAGCACTCGTCACCGGACAAGGACGAGAAGACCTAGCCTTGGCACAATTCAAGCGCAAAACCGATTGGCACAAACAATGGAAAGCATACATGGAAGGCGAAAGCCAAATTATGCCCTACTCATTTATCGAAGACGATCACTACCACGCAACCCGGCAAAAAACTGGGGCCATGATAAAGATCCCACTCAACCTAACATTAGAAGCACTCAACCTGTCTGTGGGTGACGTAATCAAGCGATGCAAGACTACTGGCACCATATCCCCCTACATCATCCATCACACATTCAGTCGCGCATACAACAACCCAGGCGACCCAGTTTGGAAAGACACCATCTCAAAAATGTTTACCCGCTGTCGAAACAAAACCGAATTAGAATGGATAGGCAAAGAACCCCCAACATTTCACGAAATTCGATCACTATCAGAACGACTTTACAAAGAACAAGGAATAGACACCCAAAAACTATTGGGTCACAAAGATGAAAGAACTACCAAAAAATATGATGATATCCGTGGTGGAGATTGGTTGAGCTTGGTGGTTTAATCAATCATTAAAACCAACAATTAGTAAACTTACTTATTTCCAATATCTGTCTTATTAAGCATCACACTAGAAACATAATCATTTCTCACCGATACAACTAACGAGTTAGTATCAGCCACATGTATTTCCGGTAATTTTTCAGAATCTACAAGAGGATCACAAACATCATTATCATTTTTTATATACGATTCAAATATTGATATATACTCATCTGAGAAACCAGCTGACTTAAGAGTTTTACTAATACTATCCATTTTATTTCCCCTTCGATGAACCAAGTGTATTATCGATTCTTAATAAACAATAATCACTTGAAATAAACATTTTATAAATACCAGTATTTTCAAAACACCAGTAGGTTAACGCCCAAAACCTTCTTATAGCCCTATCTAATCCATCAATACTTTCAGAATGTGTAATTTTAAGTCGACACTCTGACCACGCTATCTCTCGCGTTATACCTCTACTATGAGTCTTCCACTTACCATGATCACATAATTTACTTGCAATTTCATTTGCTCTTTTTTCTTTTTCGTTTTCCGTAACCACAGCACCTGATGTTTCATGTTTTTCCCATGTCTTAAATTTATAATCACGAAGATAATCGGTAACTAACTCAATAGAATATTTACTAGCATTTATAGCATTACCAATTTCTTTTCCGTCAATCTGCTTAAGTATTTGTAAATCAGTCCAAGGAGGGTTTTGACCTTTTTTAAGAAGGTCCTCACCTCTATTTTGTATATCCGCAATAAGCGAAAGTACCGCTTGTGCTGGGACATAAAATCCATTTTTATCCGGTATTTGCGGATCAATCGGGCCAATATAAGAATTTGGCGTCATAATAATTTCATCACCAGACATTACAAATATTGTGCCAGCACTCATCGCAATGTTTGGAATAATAAATGTTACATTTTTAAAATTGTTTCGGATTTTCTCAACAAATTTAGCAACCTGCTGCCCAGAACCTCCTGGAGTAACCAGTACAATATCAAGCTCTTCAGAGTCCCCCACACAAGATATCAATTCATTAAAGGGAAGATCATCATCCGCATTAATAGATGTAGATTGCTTAATACTTTGGTTTACTACATTAGCCAAATAACAAACTATGGGCCTTCCTCTAATAGCTGATATCTCTGCTAATGACTTACGAATATCTCCTGCAACATCAATTTTCACAGGATCATTAAGAGAAAGCAAACTCTCAAATTCCCTTCCATCCTTCATATTGTCCAACAAAGATGTTGAAATCGGCAAAGCTGATTTAGGGTGTATTGACGAATTATTGCTACCTTCTCTATTTCGTTTGTTACGTCTATTTTTAGCCATTTTAATCACACCTATTCAAAACAATGCTTAAAAAGTCGAATTAAATTGTAAAAATTTCATGACGAAATAACAAAAAATAGCTATATATTAAGTGTTATCGGCACCAATAAAATTTATTTAACAATTACCACGCGAAAACTATACAACCAATAAGTGAGATTTGGTTACAATGTGATGGTAAGGTAGCAAACTTCTCATCAAAATAAAAGACAACATATTGGAAACGACAGAGAAACAAAGAAAGCCATATAGTCTAAAATATAAAATATTTAACTAGTTGGTTTTGGGGGGATTTTGGAGGAGTTTTGGAGAAAGCCTAACATATTGATTTTAAATAGGAATAATGCTTGACGTATGTTACCCATGCACACGAATAAAACCCTAGTTTTTTTCATAAATTTCATACTCTTACAGTTATCAACTATACTATTCAATAGGCCAGAAACCTGCATTTATGTCCTAATGCTATCAAACACTTACATTATAGTTTTGGGGAAGAAATTGCGCACCTTAATTTTTATACTCTCAATATTTCACTGCTATCAATTACATTCCGCAGAACAGTACGGGCCATACAATGCTGACATTATAAGAGTAATTGACGGCGATACAGTTGATGTTAATTTATACGTTTATCCAGGGCAAATTAACAAAACACGATTGAGATTGGCACTTATCGATACTCCTGAATTAAAATCAAAACAGACCTGCGAGCGCGAACTCGCTAAAAAAGCCAAGGAATTTACCATTAAATTTTTGGCAGAGGGAAAAGCAAAAGTAACAATAAATGGAATGGGGCGTTATGGAAGACCATTAGCAAACATCTATATTAATGGTTACAATCTAAGCAGCAGATTACTCGATGAAAATTTGGCACGAAAATACCAACCAATAAAAAAACTCAGAAATAAATGGTGTGAAAATTAGACTAACTTAACCACTTCCCAGCTCCTGTCCATACAAACTCATGAATCCGATATAACTAAAACGGGATTTTGGGAATAAATCTCACATTACCCAAGAATTGAAAAATGCCCCTATAAAAACAAACAATTATAAGATCTTCAAATTTTCACTATATTTAATTCAATTAACTAATTTAATCGCAGGATGCAAAGCAACACATAAAAGGATAACCATCTATGAGGTGATATTATTTATGTTTTTTAAAAAAAAGAATATTTTTAAAAACCAAACACTACGTCAACGTATCCTAGTTACAATAGAAAATGGCCAAATATCAGATATAAAGATAGTCCCAAATGAAAGCTACATTGCAAATAAAAAAAACATAAATACCGTCATTGCGCACTTAGGCCTAACAAATCCTACTATTAAAAAACCAACTAACCACCATTAAAACCATCGATACAAGCCCGGTAATACGACAGATTAGCATGCGCTTGCCGGGCAAATTGTGTCTGATCAAGAATAAATTTAACTAAAAACTCACCATCTTGAGCAGGAAAGCCTACCCACCAGGCTTGACCATTATCAATCACCGGCCTTGGCGACAACGGCGGAACGATTACCTGAGTTATTGACGGTGGCGCAGGACAAAGGATCTTCGTGTGTTGGTATCTGACCTCGGGTCGAGGCTTCGAGGTTGTCGAGCAACTGATTAAAGCTAGACTGCATACAAACAGCAAGGCGATCTGTATCGTCCATCGCCCACTGCTCAAAATGTTTTGCAAATTGTACTGCATTGAATTGCCCCTCCAACTTCGCGTGATCTTTTTTAACACGATCAAGTTCGCTCGATGTATCCACTAAAGCGATCGAATACGCGTTAACAGCATTAAGCATTTGATCAGATTCAGCCGTTTTTACATCAAGCATTTCACTAAGTCGTTTATTTTCAATCTCAACAACCAAATGCTTTTGATTAATGTCATTGATATACTGCCAACCAAAATACCCCACACTAAATACCAAACCAATACCAAGTAAAGCCAATACATACTTTGATGACATCAATTTTTTAAATGCTAACTTTCCCAACCACGAACTAAGCATTTTTGTCTAATCGTTTTTCAAAATAACTTGACGTTAAAAAACCACCAACAATTGCGATAATTAACCGTTCGTATGTCCCTTCATCCATTTTTGACATATATAGCAATACTGTAAAAATGACTGCACATGCACATACCAAAAAATAGCGACGTGATAAAAATTTCTCTTTCATGAATAAGCCCTCGACATCCAACCCTTATATTTCTCATTTATCGGATTTTTCAACATACGTAAACGATAATGCCATGCCTGCTCAGCTTTCATGGTAGCCAGCAACACAACCGGATCAACACGATTAACCGCTTTCAACGTTTTAGAACCGACAACAAAATCCCACTTAACACGCTCACCCGCAGCCGCCAATGCATATTGTAAAACCTTAGCTGCAGATTTTGGTCGCATATTCACAACTAAATCAAAATACTTAATCGCAATGGATTCATTCAAAATCTCATCACAACGAAATTTCAACCAATAATCCCGATAATAAATATCCACAGCAGCACTACGAGAAAGGTTTTTAATATCAAGCTTAGGATATTGGCGTTGACTAATACCCCAGTTAGTCTCACCACCGAGATCATCAGGATCATTATTATGGCCACCCTCATGACCCAGTGTTTTCTCAACTGCAACATTAAAATGAGACATAAGCAAATCCAAAAATTAGCCCAATCAACACTGCCATTGCTAAACCACCCCAAGCCGTAAAACACCAGTCCATAATATCCACAGAGTGTTTATCCGGATGCATAGAGTCATAAACTTCTTTTGCAACACCAGCAATTGACGAAACAATAACAGACCAAACCAGAGCAACACTCCAAATCACACCGATATCCAACAATACAAAAAACATCACCAAAGCAATCAACGCACCCGCTTTAAAATGACTCCATTTATCTTTGGTAATCATCTAACCACCCACTTTTTTCAAGACCATAGGAAATGCCGAAAACGCAATTACACCCAAAATGAAAATACCAATAAATGTCTTCAAGAACGTGCTCTTAGTCTGCTTCCAGACTTCAAGCAGATCATCAATCCGTCGATGCGAGTCATAATGCTTTTGAGGCTCAATCCAAAATGAACTCAATTTACTGTCAAACTTATCAAACAGCTTGCAACTAATCCGCTCAACATCATCATCCGACAAACCAGCATGATTAAATTTCTCAAATAAACTTCCTGCTATTCGCTCAACATCACCATCGGATAAATCAACCATTCGGATACATCTCCTTTTTATGCGCCCATAAAAAAAGGCCACCGAAGTGACCTGAAAAAAAATAATAATCAATTTCTAAAAAGCTAACTTTTCGGCAATTCCCCAGTCAACTTCGTCACAAACCCGCCGCTACGAGTTAACGAATGATGAACACGCGTGATTTCATACGATCCATCAACATGATCGCGTAATTTCTTAACTTCCAGCTCAGCCAAACTACTTGCCATTGGCTCCCCGATAATCTCAATGTTCGCCGTAGATTCAAGTCGTTGTAAGCGCTTCAACCGAGTATCACAAATCTGCTTTGCCCGAGCCTCATTAGCCACATCACCCACAAACAAATTCGGCAATCCATTACCAGCGGTATAGCTTTTAGTGGTCGCGGTTGAGAGATCACGCCATTGAGCAGTAACTGACAAAAAACGTGTCTTATCAGTATTATCAAAATCCCAACGCAACAGATTTTTTTTAAATTCTGCAACAATCTTAGGCAGTAACTTACCCGTAGCAACACTGCGCTTACCACCTCGCTGACCAATCACCAAATGACCGGCACTGATTTTTATAAAACCATCATAAAACCGCACCCATTTATCCAGAAACTGCCAATCTGTTTGCTCCACCTGATCAACATGCACAAACGTAATTGCCGCTAAAAAATCATCCACAACTGCCGTATAGCCATATTCACCCGCAATCGTATCAGCAATGTCTTTTAACGAAACATCATCCCAACCTCGATTTTTTTTCGTCTTAAACGACTTACGCAAATCAACCGCAGTTGCATGAAAAACCATTTGCTGAGGTGGCCCACTCAAGCTAACACTTAACCCGGTAAAACTCCCCTGCTTAACGAGTGTCTGTCCCTCATAACCGATCTCAACGGCCAACACTACATCTTTACTTGGATAAACAATGTCGCCATCACGATCATCCAGTGTCAACTCCAACTTATCACTGGTACGATCCAACTCATCTATCACATCAATCTGCAACAAACGCTGCCGAAGAATCCGCGTCACATCATCATCATTTGCAACAACGCGATAAACCGGCTTCATATAAATCCCACAATTAACCAATAGAAGAGAAAAGGAAAACTAAAAAGGTAAATAATTGATATCATCGCCATAAGCAGATAACGCAATAGAAAAACCGACTTTCTTTGGCGTACCATCGGAATTAAAAATAGTTTGCTTCTCGACCACACGTGTAATCACCCAAAACCCATACGGTGTACCACGACCATCAATCAAGAATTGCTTCTTACCCAATCCTGCTATACTGCGCATCAATTCCAACTGTCCAAGGCCGCCCTTGTATTCTGGATAAATCAACCCATCAATGACGATCGAATCATCACCCTTACCCGTATATTGCCACGCCACATCAAGCCCCAACCTACGTTGCGCAGCCCAATCGTATTGAGACGTACGATTTAAACTTTGTGGACTAGCAGTATCCAAACTAAACATAAACGGGCCCAAAGCATATTGAATAGGCGAATTTCGCTTAAGATGATGAGCTATTGCCTCACCCAATAGACGAATCCTACCTGCATCGCCCGCAAGATTGCCAACACTGTCATAAACTTCGCTAAGACTACTAGTCATAAGCACTTTCCTCAGCGCGACGTCTAGTACGTTCAGAAACCGTTTCTATTTTTCGTACAACGATTTCCCCTATATCTTCCTCACTCATACCTTTCGATGGATAAATATTAAATTCGTTATTATTAGTGACTGTTTGCGGCGTATCGCCAAATAGTTTTTTCCACATAAACTCTGCAGGCGCATAACCCGCAGAATACATCATATCCCAAACACTAGAATCTTTCGTAATAGGCTCTGGCTCATCAAACAAACTTTTATAAACTACCTCACCGGTTTTGCCGTCATTGGCTTTACCCCCAAACTCCACAAATTTATCCAGTTTTTGAGCTGCACTGGTCAAACTATCACTCACCGACTCAATCACTGGTAAAAACTTATTTACCAGCGTTTCAGTCAAGGTCTTGAAATTATTCAACGCTTTATCAACCTTTGCCGGTGCAGAACGTACGAACTCAGCATATGTCTTGTCAGTAATATTCAGCGAATCGTTTTCCAGCTTATCCTTATCAACAGCAATCTCGTCAATTATTTTACTAAGCGCCTGAATACCCCGAATACCCTCATCACCAAACAAGGTTTGTAACTGGTCACGCGTTTCCTGATCCTGGTTTTCAAAACCACCAATTACCTGCTCCAGATCTTTAATCGTTGCTGCAAAATCCAACTTTCCACTTTCATCACGAAACAGTTCAAACCCCAGCTCATCAGATGCTTTTGGCAATTGCCGCAACGTCGCTGTTAAAGCCGTACCAGACAAAGAACCCCGTAAACCTGCATTATTCAAACGGCCCAACAACACCAGCCCTTCGGACAAATCCATACCCTGACCAATTAGCGCCGGTACCGCCGTTTTCAACGACTCACCCAGCTGAGCAAAGTCATCAAACTGATACTTAAATTGGGTTTGAGTTAGCAAATCACCAATGCGCCCCAGCTTCTCAGACTCCGCGCCCTTAAACTGATCACCCATAGTGTTAAATACCGTGGTCATCAACGAACCAACCTGCTGCGGCAAACCCCGCGTTAATGTCGCCACCTTCGCCACCGGCGCACTACCCACACGCGACACACCCGCACTCAAGCCACCCGAATTTAACGCATACTGAATACGCAACATATCCTCTGCACTCGTCAAGCCGTCCTGAGAAAATCGCTTGGCATGAGCCTTAGATCTTGCAAGCGCATCGTCTTTATCCTTGGCATTAAGCACTGTCCGTAAAAACACAGACTCACGCTCAAACCCTAACTTACCCCGCCCCGCATAAGCCAATCCCAAACCAGCACCAACACCAATCGCAGCACCACGACGTAAACGACCACCAATCTTCTGCCGACGCTGCAAGCGCCCAATACCCCGCTCTGCAGCAAAGGCACTTTTCGCCAACGCACGTTGCCGTCGAGTAACATTATCGGCGGTGATACCATACTTTTTCGCAGCACGCTCAGCACGATCAAACTGCCGCTGAGTTTCAGCCAACTTCTTATTAAAAGCATCTGTAACAACACGCCCGGATTTTTGCGATTTCTTTAACGCATCCAGCCGGGCTTTATACACCGATAAATTCTTAGCCGCAGTTAATCCCAAGCGCGAATCACGCAAGGTTTTACCCAGCTTTACTGCCGTATCATTAGCAGATTTAAATGAGCGCGAATAACTACGGTTTAACGTTGCGCCAATTTCAACGCCTGCGCTACGATTTGCCATACATTAATTCCCACTGATTCCGTGCCGATTGATACCACTCGAATAATTCATCAACTTTAAATTCATCCAACTCAGATTTTTGTTGATGATAAATTTGTGCAACTAGCCGACATGCTGATTTGATTTTCCCGACACTGACCCTGCCGGTGGGTCCAAAAAATCTGAATACGCCTTTTGAAACTGAATATAATCCGCTTCACGTAAAGACTCAATCACCTCACGGGTTGTATCGCACAAATTTGCAATCAACAACATCTCTTCACCCGCTGCACTATCCGTATGTTCCGCCGCCATTAACCGGTCTTTTACCAATGATGGTCGCATAGAAAACGACTTATGCTCCTCACCATTCACCGTCACCGGAAAATACAATGTAATTAATTTATTTTTCACCAAAATACTCCACTATTCTAAATCCAACAACACCACTAACTCCACAACCGCACAGCCGACGACTCAACAGAAGATACCGCCACCTCTGGCAACACTACCAACACACCCGCAGGCAACACAGCACCATACTCAGCAAGCCCAGGGTTTGCCGTAAGCACCTTTTCAACTACACCCTTTGTTTCGCCATAATGCACAAAACAAATATAATCAACCGTGTCGCCATCAACACTCAACACCGTGTTCGCATCGACAACATCACGAGACATAACAGCCTTGACATCCAACATGCCCTTAGCTGCCCATTGATAAAACCAACCAGCACCAAACCCTGATCCAGATATAACCGCATAGCGAATCATGACGATCTAGTATGACTTGTCGGTGTATTTGGATTATCCAGTGTCCCAGTGAAAGCCGGAGTCACCCCATCACGCCTTTTATACGTCATTGTCGCACCAAACTTAGTCCACTCACCCAGCAATGCAATCATTTCATATTGCGCTTGAGCCAACGTCATTGCTGCACCATCAGCAGCATAGGACTCGGCCATCACTTGAGACATCACCTCAAACCGATTCTCAACACTAAACTCCTTTAACACAGAATTAATTGCCACACCATCAACAATAGCACCACTCAACACAACACTATAATCTGCTCCCGCGACATAATAGCTATCAGCTGACAAATCAACAGTCACCATATGGACACCAGTCACGCCATTCCAATCTTTAGAAAAAGTAACCCCCACTGCTTTACCAACTGTATCGCCATCTTTATATACTGTGATCGTGCCATTAGTTGCCATCGTAGAACTGGCACCCGACGAATCACTCGTATTGAACTTAAAACGCAAAACAGCGTTTTCTGAAAAATCACCCAAATAATTCATGATAAAAGTCCCGAATTAACACCACTATTAACCAGCCCACCGTTAACCAACAACCTCGACCTAAAGGCACCCATACCTACACCACCGCCATCAGTAGCAGGATGATCAACAACCGTTAAATTTGTAGCAACAGCATCAGCTATAATTAAATCACTAGGATCATTAAACATTTCACAATAACTAACAACCGTTCCACCTAGTTCCGTTGGCAACAATCCCTCGTGATACAATAGAGCGTCATCTGCTGAGACAATACCATCTATTATTGTACACTTTGCTAGATGCCCATCCCAATAATAATCATTCGTAGTGCCGTCATTACCCCATACATAATTAGATGCATTGTCAGGACGTAATGTTCCTACCGGGGTTATTGTTTCTGTGACAGCAACAGATACGCCATCGATATAAACTATTGGATCATTACCAACACTCGAGTCGTCATACGTAACCACGCCTGAATGCCAACCATTTAAAACCGGCTGATCAACTGCCCATTCACCACTTGTTGTTGTGTATTCCCTACGAAATTTTAGTGTTGTACCTGATGCATATAAACGTTCTCGGGCTGGGTCTGTGCCTTCTCGTTTATCAAAAACACGACCTACACTTCCACCACCGTTACCTATTTGATAAAAAAAGAATAAATAGGATCTGAGTGTATTAGTAACATTTAACGTAGTTGTGAGTTTTGAATTCGCTCCGAATTGATATGCCATGTTATTGTGCTACATATTCTCGAGTATAGAATCTATTTTCTGTAACATCTGCACCAAATGTTGACCAACCAGGAATCATAATAAACACCCTATATTTGTCACCTGGAATTACCAAAGAACTAGTATGTTCAAATACTCCATTTACGTCCGTTGATTCTCCCGTATCGTAGATTGGTTTTATTTCTCTAGACAAATTAATCAACCAATACTTAAGCCCGGTTTGATTTGTCATTTTTACGCGACCCGTGCCGTTTGATGCTTGGGCCGTGAAACTAATAGTACCAGTTGATATTGGGCTTAACGATAATGTTAATACACTATTAGAATCAGTATTTTCGCCATCTGAAAATGTAATCGATATCGTTCCACAATCGCCCGTTTGATTGATGTCTGTAGCAGCGTATGATATAGATCCAGAATCTTCATTGGTTGAAGCTACACCACATGTTGTGCTATCAGTTATGCCAGTTATGATGACTGGTTCAGTGCCCGTGCTAGTTACTTGATGAAATTGTATTGCATCAATATTAATGTCATTTGGAAATGTGTTTGATGCAGTATGTGATACTGTTGCGTTACCAACATTTAATATCGGTGTACTCGATGCGATATCTATTTCTATACCGGAAATTTGAAACTTAGAATCTGAACCATCGCCTTTTTCAAACCCTAGCGTTAAATTGCCATCATTCACTGGGATGTTTGAGAGCAACATTGTATATGCTGACCACGGCGCACCACTGGCTTTGCAATTATCAAATTCATCTATTAGTAGAACGCCCTCAGCGCGAATATCATTTGTACGCGCTGGGTTGCCAAATTCATCAAATGAACCCGCAGAAGTGCAGGCACCTTTTATAACACCGTGGTAATTCTCAGGAGCAACTTTAACACGTACATCATAATTGCCGTCAGGCACAGGATAATTGCAACTAAATGTTCCGTTATAGCCACGCCACGTACGATACAACGCATCTTGTGTTGTCGTATTTAATATGTCATTTGCTGTAACTCCGATATATCCGAGCTGAGTACAATAACTAGTATTTTCCGCAGTAAATGTTACATCGACTACAACATCTGCACCTGCACCAAATTCATTTCGAAACGGAAAGGTCGAAATCTGCGTGGCGGGTGTGGATGAATCTGATATCGCACCAATCCCAGGTGTTAATACATGTCGTGTTACACCGAGATAATCGATTGATGCAGTTGTTAAATCAATAGAGCCGCTATCTGTTAGCTCTTCGGGTAATGTAGCATTACTCAATGTTTCCGTGGTCAATGGCGTTGCGGCTAATAATGACGAACTACCAGGGGATGGCGTTTTATCACTGTCCTCAGGTATGTTACCAACCGTAACCAAACCCCAGTCACCTGAATAATTTAACGACGCAGATCCTATAATATCATTTGTTCCCAAACAATCCGCATCGATCACTAAAAATTTGTCACCCGTAACTGGAGCCGCACTAAACGCAGTCGTGGTTAATCGCCCATTAGTGCTGTTGTACCCTGACACGGTTTGTGATTGACCGGCCAATGCTCCCGTCGTAAACTTTACAATCGCATTGTTCCAATAATTATTGGATTGCGTCAGGTCAGTATCAAACACCGTAGCTGTTGGACTGGCATCATTAACCACACCGTTACTATCCCAGTGATTATAATTTAACGTGATATCGTTATCGGTTATAATTTCGCAAAGCACTTGACTTTTTGTGTCGATAAATAAATTATTTTGTATTAATGATGTTTGCACTTCAGCTGCGTTTAAATTTTTCATTCCTACTGGCTGGAAGCAACCGGCACATGTGTTAAAAACATATTTAAATGACATTAGGTAACCCAATCCACGAGCGTTTGTTTGCACGTCTGCACGGAACCCATGATATGTATTTGCAATAAAATTATTGCGAATTAATATGTCTGTGGCATTACGAATCGGACTCGTGTCTTCAATGATAACAGTGATGCCATCACCGCCCCACGCTGTAGTATTAGAACGCCATTTTAAATAATCCGGATTTTCGGGGCCAACAATGACATTATTCTCAACCACGGCAGTGGATGTCTTATCAATATGTATATGTACGTATTTCCCGCCTGCTACCAAATTACGCGTGATGATACCGTTGTACGATTTAAATGCTGAGATGCCCTCACCCCACATATCGTAAAACGTATTATTTTCAAAGACGAAAAAATCGGAATCAACAGCAGTGTTGCACGTGGGATGATTTGGGCCAGCGCCTATACCATTTTCTGCTGCATGACCGCATTGAGTACTCAGAGAGTGTTTTATCGTACTGTAGTCTGAATAATTTAGCACGATCCCCTTGGCCGCAGGTCGAAACGATTCAACTTGAAAAAAATTGACGTAGCTAATTTCTGTGCCATTACCGCCTGTCGATCTAAAACTATCACCGCTTGAATATTCAACTCGAATATTACGTATATCTGTAAAACTTTTTGTTACCTGCAACAGCCCTTTATAGTAACTGTCTGGCTCAGCGCCGGTGTCTACAGATCCAACTAGCGGTGAAGATGGCCAATTATATGCGCCTTGTAAAACCGGCTTACTTAACGAACCGCAATCAGTACCGACCACGGCAGATCCACCCGACATGTAGTAGGAATCAACTAACGCTGCATTTCCTGCGCCTGTCGCGCCACCCCAGTCAACAACTAGTTGAGTCCCAGTCCATGTTCCATCGCATATAAAATACGCTTTATCGCTCACACTATTAATCGATGAGTTTACTTTGCCGATTGATTTCCACGGCCCGTTCGTGCCAGTAACATATTCGCCAGCCAATCCGTCATAACTATCATTTCCGTTTACCGCGTCAATATAATAACTTGCACTATATGCAATCGTGTTTGATAACGACAGTAGCATTAAACCAATATGAGAAAATATTTTTTTAAAATTTGGCGACATTAAATGCTCCGTTATATCTTAATTTAGTCATCATAACTTCCTAACCGTAAATAACTCTGTACAACCCAGCACAGCCGAACCGTTGTCATAGCCGCTCATTATTTTTAACAATGTTGATATGAATGATAAATTGGGTACACCGGATAATGTATCTGATTGCAACACATCATTAACGTACATCGTCATAACACCATTGATAAATCGATAACGAAAAACATAATCGTTTAACACTGTAATCGCTGCATCAGTTTGTATTGTGTGACCAGTACCACTATTTCGAATATCAAATCGGGCTTTTTGATCAATCGCGCCGATATACGACCTCATCTGATTATTACTATCATCACCGATACCAAATAAATGACGAGCTAAATTATTATCCTGACCTTGGTGATAATATTTTTGCGTAATTTCAAAATTTGAATCACCACCCAACCACTCTTCAATCAATATACGATTATCGCGAGTTTCAGCTGCTCCTAATGTTTCTATTAATGGCACTTGAAACGGTAGCTCTACAATTTGATTAGCCGCAAATCGCAGTTTCGAACCGGGTAAAACCTTTATATTTAAAAAAACACTATCAGACGACGGTATAACACTCTCTGCCGCATTATATGTGTATGTGACTCCAGATAAAGTTTTAGCTTCTGTACTCCCAACCCTCATAATTGGCGATCCCGCAAAAACTTTTACATACATAAAGCAAGAGTGAGGATTCGTATTTCCGACCGTTCCCCCAATATTAATAAATGAGTTACCTGTCGCTAACGTTGCGTCAATTTCTATCACATAGCCGTCACATTTGTTTATCAAATGTGGCGCATCAATTAAAAAATCTGGGTCATATACGCGACCCCAGGTTGTCGCTGGGTCAAATGTACCCTGATTTAAATTTATTAGTGCAACGTCAGGCTTGCAGTTGTAATTAGTGTTTTTGTTTGTGACACTTGGTGTGGCCTGGACACCCTTCATGATTCTTTTCGGTAAACTGGAAATACATAAGTCAGTAATCAATTGTTGTGCGGCGTTTGTCGTGTGTAATCCATCCCCAGAATCAAATTCAGCCAATAAATTAACGGTTCCAGGGTCTCTAAGCAGATCATAAATACCAATGAGAATTGCATCTACTGTATGCACCCATCCACGCAGAAGCACATGGTATTCATCAACCTTTGCTTGTATCTCTGATGTCCATGCGGGACTGGTTCGATTACCCGACGGAGGCAAATCAAAGATAAAGAATTTTACGCCTGCAGCTTTTGCAATTGCATACATCGATTGCGCTGCAGACAATAATTCTGCTGGCGTTGTTGATGAATAAAGATCATTTATTCCCCCGTTTACGAACACTGTGCCATAATCATGTGCGGCTAAATCGGTAGCAAAATTAGCACCGATATCACCTGTTAACTTCTGTCCCGCTCGGCCGATACCGTGGAAAGTACCTGTATATGCAGGTGTTGTACGCATTAGTTGAGGCCAATCTGACGCCCCATTCGCAAACGAGTCCCCTGTACCCAAACAGAAGTCATATTTATTTTGCGGTTGATCTGTGAAAACTTCTAATGCAGATGTAGTGGCAATTTCGCCAGAGTTCCCAGCCGAGAATTGTTTTCCACCTTGTGAACTCACCGCGTCAGGAATTCTAATCCAATCACTAAACGGTACTGACAAATTAGTAACACGTTGCAACATGGGCTTTGTAAAGCTCATCGTAATTTCTGATGATGTTACACCTGTCGTTCCCAAACCAATGCGAATATTACGATTTTCCTCTGTTGTGCCAGCAGTGAATCTAACACCAAATCGCCCCGCGTCTGTACTTGTTACGTTATAGTCGATATCACCGGCCGAAATTGATGTTGCTGCTACATGCATGCGCGCCTGATTCGAAGCAGTACCAATATCGCACGATAGTATTTCAATTGAGAAAACGTAGACTTCACCGGCAATAAAATCACCTTTAATCTCAACAAAAGCACGTCCGCCGATTGGCGCATAACACGTTGCTATCGCATTATTCGTCCCTGACAGAGTGACTACCCCACCAGTGATTTCCTGCGCTGTCCAGGTGTCAAACGACTCTGAGTGCTGGATAGTTGAAATATCTAAAATGGAAACACTATCACCAATTGCATTGTTTAAATTGTGGCGATATCGACTTGGCTCATCGAAATACGCGGTACTTGAATCTATATTTGTTATGTTGCGAGCCAAGCTTTTTTCAAGCGCAAAATTCCACGCGCCCTTAGCTACGACTAACGCCCCTATTTCGTTGAGATGTAACGGATCATCATCAGCCCGCAGTGATTTCGGCGGTACATCATTATTAAAATCGATAACATCTTGCGTTAGTGACGGATTATATGCGTTTACAACAGTTGATCGAGCGTCATAGCAGTTATTGGGATAGTTAGTAAGGAGATAGTCATTGATTATCTTAGCGTTGTTATAACCGCCACCACCGACGTGATCCCACGGATTATAGTCACCGTTTAAAATCGTAAAAATAATAAAGTGATTGTGACCGATAGCGGCAATCATTGCTTCGATATCAGCAATAACCTGCGGTGGATTTTCGTAATTATTTCTACCGAGCCACAGCAAAACTAGTCGATTGAAATGCTCTGTTCCTTCGTCAAACCTTGTTTTTACTTCGTAAGATTTCTCACCGCCACCGCCATATTTGAAAGCGGGGCCAAAAACTGATTCGAAATAATTCCCCAGCGCATTATTGCCTTGCGCAACCATACTATCGCCCCAGATTTCTACTCCATCAAACCGAGGTTTAGTTGTGAAATTTTTTACACCAAGAACATTGCTCCCATGTTCTGCTGACTTAATCGATAAATTGCCCCATAGCGTGTAATGATTTGCAGTGGCAGAATTCGTTTCAACGGTAATATATGCCTCAGTTCCAGTCGCAACAAAAAGACCGCTTTTAGACGTGGTGCTAGCGATATTACCGCTGTCATATATATCACCAGCGCCTGGCGTTGTCCCTATCCGTAATTTCCCGCCGGCGATATCTTTTTCAAAATCGCCTGAAACAACATAATTGTGATTTACTTTTGTCGATACTAATTGATAAGCTTTCGCGGCTGACGCATCATTGTTAGCAACTTTTAACTGACCGGATTCAACAGATAATATCGACTCAGAATCAAAAGCCGTCCACGAATTCGCGTTGTTAATAAATGATCCATTGCTTACAAGCTCGGAACCAACACCAACACCATAACTAACATATTTGTCAATATCAGCAAATGGAAATTCTAATTCTGCGTCATCGGAAGGAAAAAATGGCATAAAACCATGAAACGTTATACCAGAAACGGCCACGTTATCTTTTTCGTATATTCTAAACCTTACTGATGTAACCGTTGATCCAGGTTTGCGGTATATCACAAACCACTGGGGAGTACTGGTTACGGATATAGATTTGGTAGATGCACCGGTTGTTGGTGCAATATCTAGTATTCTTAAATTTAACTCCACATTTTCTGTATGCGAGAGTTCAACTAAAAAAGCTACTTTTTTCCCAGGGGGGATATTGTATTCGTTCGACCCGACATGGTTATTTGTATTAGACGATAAACTAAATGTTGTCGAACTATCTATAGTCGCGCCTGCGTGCCAAGTCCACTCATCTAAAGTTTCTGAGCTAGTGTGAGGTATACTCCAATTTTGAGTATCAGCGAGAATATTTCCTTCGATCCTGACGCCGTTATGCATTGATTGATTCGGTAACAAAGCATCAACCTGACGATTTTTGTAATCGTAAGTAGTACCGAGTTTGGCTTGTATATTTGTTGCAGCTAGACCCACATGTGGCAACATATCTCGCACAAACGGAAAATCCATGACGATATCGGGATCACGCGCCAACCCAAGCGCAAATAAATCAACATCTGATCCAAGACCTACGCCTATTCGTTTAACTTGCATTTAAACGTAACCCACCAAATCAGAATCAGAAACGCCATCTAATCCAGTCAAATGCACCTGATTGAAAAATCCTTGTATAGAATCTCTTGGCGGAATTTTTCGAGATCGTGTGTTCCCCCACGCAGTTGTCACAGTGACCGTCGCTTCCACAGATGCTGTGTTTTCGATAATTCTCAAAGTCACTATCATCGGCTCGGCATCAATGTTCGTTATTTCTTCCGTGTCCGACAATTTGCCCGTCAATACAAAATCATCCATCGGTGGCACAGTCCAGAGATCCGAATTACCTGACAGTGGCCCATTAACTTTCATCACAGCACTCCAATAAATTTTCAGACAATAAAAAAGCCGCATACGCGGCTCCGTAACACTTAATAATAAAACGAACTACAACGCTACCTGCGCCAATTCATCCGCCAACTGATCAATGCCATCAATAAAACGAGTCCCTTTATCGAGATCGATATTATAAATTTCTTCGCCATCAACCATTAATATATAGCTGCGCCACGATACCTTCACCGTCGTCTGATTCTTTTGCCCAGGCTCCCAAGAGCCATTATCAGCCATCTTGATAATAACTCGCCCACTTGCCTTAACGGGTTTAGCCGGTTCTCCATCGCGTTTGTATGCGCCGTAAATTGTAATCGGCACGCCACTATTAATCGCCCCCGCCTTGCGCAACACAGACACCACCATACCCGCTAAGGTAAATTCTGATTCCATCTTTTCCAGACCCA